GAGAATGATCTTTTTGTGGTAGCCGTCAAACAGTCCGCTGTGGACAAAGCATATGGCATCAGGCTGAATCTTCAACCCCTCCATAGACAGAGCAGTGGAGTTTGGCTCGCTCTCGTTGTACACATAGAACTCTTCAACAGAGGTGACAACCTTCACTCCCCGTGCTTCGTTTTTGTCCAGTGGCTTCTTATTGATTTTGCGAACCTTACGAATCTTCGTAGGATCAATGGGACGCAACTCCTTGATGCCCTTTTTCTTGTTGCCTTCATCAATAATGATGTGGTAATACAGGCGACTGTCAATGTACCACTTGCGAAAGATTTCGTAGCCACGCCGAGAGAAATTCAGCAGATTCAGCACCTCCTGAAACTCTGCTTCCACCTTGTCCTTGATGGTTTTTGGTTGTTCAAGGCTAGTAGTGTCTATCTTTACCGTTGACAGCGTTTCATTGTATACGATGGCTTCATTGCAGATATCCGCGATGGCTGATTCCACTTCAGGATGGAGAGCCATGTCGCGGTATTTGCGAATGAGTTCCATGTCTGACTTGATCGTGCCGTCAAAGTCAACGACTGCTCCGAAATACCCGCCAACCTCAATGGGTATTGAGCCGTCATCGTAATCAGGCGGCACAAAGGAAAGAGACTTCTTGGATTCCTCCGAAGAAGTCCCGTCCTTGCTAATGGTAAAGCCAAACAGTTTGATAGCCATAAATAAAGAATCTTGTCAAAATAGACTTTAGAAGCCCTGACCGAGATTGATTCCTGCGCCCTGCAACAAAGACTGTATATTTCCCTGTCCAGAACCTGTTGCAGGAACCGCCGCACCAGCAGCAGCCTCCCACCAAGAGTAGTTGATCGTAACCGTGAATTCAGCAATTTGATCGTTGTTCTCGTATGAAAGATCAATTGGACTGATTTCACTGGGGAAACAACCGACAAAGTTGTATGTACGAAGTGCGTCTCCCGTTCTCAGCAATTGGGTAACCGACCAAGTGGGCATGAATTGCATGAAGTTGTTTGGGGCAATGTTGCTGACATGAGAATTGAATCTGGCACTCCAGAATTCAAAAGCAGAACGCAAACTCATGTTCGCATCAGACATAACAGTAACTGTCCAGTCTTGAAAAGTGCGATCACCAGGCAACTTGATGCGGCGACCACGATACGGAACTTCAATTACTCCGAGAGACGAGTTGGGAATCTGTGCTGCCTTGCACAAAAACGAAATGGCTCGATTATTGTTGTATCCTGGAATATTTCCAGTCACCATGAACAAGTTGGTGCGAACACCACCACCGGCAAACGAGTTTACGAATCCCGAGATGTTGTTTGTTGGATCTACTGGCATGGATTACTCCTTGTTCCTATTTAGGCGATTAACTGCCCAATTCCGCGACGCTGAAATTTACGCCGGTCTTCGTTGCCACGAAATTCAGCGAGATAAAGTTAACGCTTCTGGTGGGTTTGATGAATATATCTGCCACAAATTCGTTGCGGTCAATCACTTCATCAGTATTATTTGTTTCATCACACACTACCTTGAAGTCTGTGATGCCTCTTCTTTCCTGTATGGTCTTCAGGAAAGGCACCACCAAACTGCGGAATTGTGCGCGGGCAAACGCATCGTTCTGCTCGAACAAGAAGAACTTCGAAGCGGTGGCAATCGCCTTCTCAAGCACGATGAACAGGCGACGAACATTGATACGGTCGAATGCCGATGGACGAGTCTGTGCGGTTTTGTCACCGAACAAGATCACGCCTTCGCCTGGGAAAGACACGACAGGGTTTACCTGACGAGTGTACAGTTCATCGCGGTGTGCTTCTTGCGTTGGGTTATACGCCAACCGCACCACATTCTTGATCTGACCACGATTGAAGCCTGCGGGTGAGAACCACGCCTCGTTCGTGAACTCGGTACGAGCAACAATTCCCGCAATATCTGGATTGAGAGGCATTGCACGTATAACATTATTGTAAGTATCTAGTTGGTACTTCCACCCGCTGTCAATTACCGCATATGAAGTATTGATATTGAATGTGTTGTCTCTGTATCCCTTTATGTTGACCAATGCTTGTTGCGGTGTTTTAAACTCCACATCGGTTTGACGAGGAGACACGAAAGCAATGCAGTCCAAACGCTTTTCGCACACATTTTGCACCACCAATTGTGCCAGTGTATTTGAAGCATTTCCCATAGGCAACAGAGAAACATCAACTGTGTCTGCATCTGCAAAGTATTTCCAGCCGTCGTTCCATCTTTCCGAATCTGTTGGTGCAGCAAGATCACCACCAGCAAGAGCAATTGAATTTACTTGAGATCCGACAGCACTAGTAGTGGACAGTGGAGGACCAATAAGAGTCCAGTTTGTTTTTGTGGATACGCCACCAGTGTTGTCGTTTACGTCTGCTGCAATTGCCCAAATATACCGAGACTGCTCGTTGATCACAGTCTTGTAGTAGTTTGCACTGCCGTCGCTCTTTCTGGCATCTGATGCACGCGAAAGCCCTTCGAACTTTTCCAACAAGGTGTTTGCAGTTCCAGTCCAAGTTCCGTCTTCATCGTAAACCAGAATGTTTATGAGATCGCCTGTGCCTCCACGATCAGCAGCGTAAGCAGTAGTGCTAGACTGAATAGAAACCGTACTTGCGTATACACTCTTGTGTGTAAAATTCGCACCCGCTGACTGATTTGCAGAAATGGGAGCAGAAAGGGTAAGTCTCCATGCTGCGGTAATTCCGTTTGTTCCACTGAAAGCAGTGGAAGCCTGATTCCAGCCAGTGGTAACTCCAAAGAAATCGCCGTTGACTGGTGTTACTGTTGTCCAAGTAATGTTTGCAAAAGCAGCGGTGTTACCGCCATTAATCTTTGCCAATCCGCTTACAGAAACATTTGTTCCGTCTGTAAACTCAATGGTGTCGCCCACAGCAAAATACTTGCGATCTGTGCTGCTTCCTGCATAAACATACAAGAAACTGTCACCCAGTGAAGCCGCGTATCCGAGCGATGCCCCCGTGGTTCCTGGACCACTGGTAACAACCACCTTCAAAGCATTTCCGAGAGTTCCACGATACTTTGCTGCAAACAAGACCTTTTGTGCCGCAGCAGTATTAATGTTTGACGCTCCAGAGCCGCCCGCATTCACTGCTGCGTAAAACTCGTTTTCGTTATTAATGGTAAGAGTCTGGAAAGTATCGGGGTGGGCTCCTGTAGTTGCTCCTACTGCAACAGTACCACCAGCAACAACCGCGTAGGAATTGAATGAAGCAGTTCCAACAACACGCACAGTCTGGCAGTTGTTTCCGTAATCCAAGAAATTTCCTGCGGTGAAAAAATCCACATAGTTGGAGTCAACTGGCTTTCCAAAAGTATTTACCAGTTCTGTCTGATTGGTAATTGGGACAATAGTCTTGGTCGGTCCCCACTGGAAATATCCAGCAAATCCACCGGGAGTTGTTGCAACCCCTGGAATAATTGTGGTCAAGTCTATTTCTTTAATGCTTACGCCGGGGCTTACTCTGAATGCCATTTGTGTTCTCCTTCGTGAAGAAGTCAATACTCTGCGACTGTGCTTCTCATGTTATGTAGTATTTTGAAAGGCTCACGAAACGGTCAGAAACTCCACCCCATATCTAGGTTTTCGCCTCCCTTCATCTTCCAAGAAGTACCGCGACTGTCCACAAAACCCGTTTCATTGCTTCCGTCATTCACAAATCCGAAAGGTGTCATCTCTTCTTCCAAATTCTTCATTTGCTCCTCGTACAGGTCTTTGCGGATGTCGCTGCCTGTGATGGATTTGAAATATGCCTGTGTGGTAAGCCACGAAAACAGCACCAGAGTCATTACCAGATCGTCATGGTGGGTTTCTTCTGCCTCAAACGAGTCACCCTTGGCTACAAACGAGCAGAACTCGTCCACCGTGTTGAAGTCTTCCACGATGAGTTTGGTGTCTTCTATGAGGCTCTTCAGGATAGAGCAGCCGATGCGCTTCACCGCAGTAGAGGTCTTTACGCCCTTCATGGCTCCACCCTTGCCGCCGAATCCGCCGTTCACTATCTGTCCTTTGCGTCCTTGTGTGGACACATAGATGATGTTGTCATATTCCAGTTCATCGTGCAGAATGTCCGCTACCTGACCTCCGATGTCGTTTACCTCCACCAAACAGTACGCATTGTTGTACTGTCGGCATATGGGGTAGATGGCATTGGGATACAACATGGGCGGCATCTCGTTATTTCTGAATGTAGCCACCACCCGATACGGTATGCAGGTCACATCCACCACCGAGAATGCGTGGTAGTCCAATCCCTGTCCACGGGCTGTGTCCACCACTATCACATACTTGTGGTCGGGGACGGGCTTCTGATACACCCGTAGCCCCTCACCATTCCAATATTCAGGAGTGCGATACACCATGCACTTGAGTTTTTCGGGATGCACAAGAGTATGCATGGAGCCAAGGAACTCGCACTCAAACTCCGTCCTGAACTGCTCTTCGGAGGTGTTCGCAATCGTCTGTGCCTTCCACTTCTCATCACGACCAGGCACATCGCTCCAATGCACCTCCAGCGGCACATACTCGTTCTTGCCCTCTTCGCCTGGCTTCTTGTTCGCATTCACCCAAAAGCGGTAGAACATATTCAAGCCTTTCGGCGTTGAAATGATCGTGACCTTCGTGCTTTGACCGCTGGTAATGGTGGGATACACGGACGAGAAAAACTCTTCCGCGACATTCTGCGGCACATACGCAAACTCGTCAAGGAAGATGTAGTTGAACGATCCACCACGCACCGCAGACGATGATGTGGCGGATGCAAGAATCTTGGAGCCGTTCTCCAGCACGATGGAACCCTTGTTCCACTCCACCACTCCCTGCTGCAACCACATGGGCAGGTACTCGTAGGCTAACTGCAAACGTCCAAGCAGTTCGCGGGCAGTGGTCAACTTGTTTGCAAGAATCGCAACGCTCATGCTCTGATTGAACAGCACATAGTGGAGCAGATACGCGATGATCGTGGTAGATTTACCTGTCTGGCGGGGCAGTTTGCCGATCACAAAGCGGTTTTCGTGAATGGTGCGGATCATCTCCTCCTGATAATCATACGGCTCAAACGGCACCAAGCCCTTGTCAAGGGACACGATCTTCACATAGTTCTTGATGAAGTACAGCGGGTCTTGGGCGCACTTGATGTATTCTTCAATCTGTTCGGGAGAGAAGTTTACATTTACGCCTGCTGCCTTGAGATTGGAGTTGCCGAGGTACTTGGTGCTTTTCTTACTCATTGTTCTTGTCACCTTGAATCACATCACGAACATCGGGGCGATTATCAAACGCCTTTGTAGAAGAACGGGCAGAATTGATGATGTCCTGTAGTTCCTTTGTGGAACCCACGTAGATGGACTGATTCGTTGTTGTGTTGTTTGTAACGCTTTGGTCAATCTTGCGAATGGTCTTCACGCGATTGTGGAGATCCATGAGTTCGCGGTTCGTTTCCGCAAGCGTCTTGATGAGTTGAGCCACCACTTCATATGCACGGGGCTGATCGCCCTCCTGTGCCACCTGAATGACACCATCAAGGGCATTCTTGCCCATGTCTACGAGTTCCTTTAGATTGTCCCGCACAACCTCGTAGTCGCTCTTCAGGTCTTTTTCAAGTCGCTCGTCCGTGAGCGGAACAGGCTCTACGCTTACAACGATGGCATTCTTCGGAATGCCATCGCCAGTCAACGGTTTTGCTGGCTCTGCTCCGAGAGCCTTTTCAATATGGTCAAATCCACTCATAGTCTACTCCTCAAATATTCCAATCTACGGTGATGCCTCCCGAAACCATATTAGCAGCGTATGTCGTGCCTCCACCGCTCTGTGGTTGATACACCTTTGCATACGAATCGTAGTCGTTGGCGTTTGAACTTGCACCGCTC